ATGATATTTCTACAACTCTTTTACACATTCTTTACGATTGGACTGTTTGGCTTCGGTGGCGGTTACGGTATGCTTTCGCTTATCCAAACCGAGACAGTGATACGCCATCACTGGCTCTCTTCAGCGGAATTTACCAATATCGTAGCTATTTCGCAGATGACACCTGGTCCTATTGGCATAAACTCTGCAACCTATTGCGGCTATACGGCAGTGCATAATGCTGGCTTTACAGGCGGAATGGCAGTGTTAGGCAGCATTACAGCCACATTCGCATTGGTGCTACCGTCGCTTATTTTGATGCTTCTCATCAGTAAGCTGTTCCTGAAATATATGAAGACGTCGTTGGTTCAATCCATCTTTATGAGCGTACGCCCTGTTGTAGTAGGGTTGTTGGCAGCAGCTACATTATTGCTTTGCAATGCCGAAAACTTCTCGCGACCTAATATGAACTTATGGCATTTCTGCATCAGCATTGCCCTTTTCCTTGCCACTTTTGTTGGTACAATGTGGCTAAAGATAAACCCAATCCGCATGATTTGCTATTCCGCAGTTGCAGGATTGGTACTCCTTTATTAAAAGGAAGAAATGAAGAACAACCCTTGCAATGCAAGCCGTCTACATAAAAGAAACGTTTTCACAACTACCCTACTCTGCTTAGACACCTTATTATATATAGGAGGGAAAGTTTAGAAAGATGTAAATATTTTTCACAAACGTATCTTTCGCATAACTCATTCTTTATCAACATATTGCAAAACCTATTGTTTCGCATTCTAAAAGCGGCTGTTTTGCACGGTAAAAGCGTAGGTTTTGCATCGCAAAACAGCCGCTTTCGCAATGCCAAAGCGCAAGTAGCATTTTTCAATAAAATTATCTTTACAAAATCGCAGTTATTCTGCAACGACGATATTCTGCAACGATAGGGAAACGGTTAAAGACTGCATAACGAAATGATATGACGGCTTTATTGATTATCAGATAGTTACGTTGATAAACACAAAAACCAATCGTGTAAATTTGCTTTGCATTGCTTTACATTTGCTTTACATTTAAATGGTGTTTAAACGGTGTTTGAGCACGAAAAGTTTACATCGTGTAAAGGAATGCTATCGGCAGCTTGATATTTACTTTGCATCTACACCGCGTATTAGGCTATATAGAACGCACAGAACGCTTTAAATACGGGACTTACGAGGGTTTTACCGATTGCGTCGGTGTGAGGGGCTTAGAACGCAAAGAAATAGGGCATTTGAAATTTTGGGTGTTACGTTGGGTATACCCAAAAGAAGCGGTTACAATGTAGTATGTAACGCTGTAACTCATTGATTAAACACTACTTAAACGATTTTATACTCATTTTAAACGCTATAATAGCCATTTTAGTACCATTTTGCGCCGTATTATATTCATAAATACTTGATTAAAAGACACTTAAACGATTTTGTACAGATGCTTAGCGTATTTACCCGTTTTTACACTTATTTTTGCTGTTTAAATATTAAAAAAGCAATGTTGCGTATGCAGTAGGGTATGCGTTAGGGTATGCACGGAAAAACGAAATGATGCGAGAGGGTATGCGTTAGGGTATGCACTTTTCGGTATTTTGGTACTCGTACCTCCCCCCTATTTGGTACTAAAAAATGGCATTTTTCACATTTTTCGTTGAATTAAGGGGGGTATTTTCCACATTAAAAGGGTGTGTTTGGCAGATATTTATATATATAGAATAAGAGAAAAGTGTTTGTAAATCAGAACCTTACGCTATTTAAAGGCTAAAAAACAGATAAAAAAAGCGTGTGCGCGCCTATTTGTGGGCACAAAAAAGGCTACCAAGTAGGTAGCCTTTTGACGGTTAGCGCGTATTAAAATAGTTTATCAGGGTGGTGTTCTATTGCCCAATCTGCCAGCTCGCCCATAATGCAGGCTAATTCGGTCGGTGATGGCTGGGGCACATCTTCAAGAACCGTAACCTTTTGTGTGTCGTTGAAAAGCCCTTCCTCAAAGGTAACGACGATACCATGCTCGGTGTCTGTCAGAACCCAACCATTGAGCATTGTACTGCTTTTTTGTAATGTGTACTTATCCATGTATTGTTATTTGAAGGGGTTTTCCGCAATGGGGGCAATGAAACGAATTAACCAGCTCGTTATCATTGGCAAGTAGCTCTGCCACTGATATGCCAATAATATTTGCAATTTCTTGCAACTTATCAAGTGTGGGGTTGCCATTTATAATACTTGAAATAGCTGGCTGTGAAACACCTTTAGTGCCGCCTTTGCCTTTCATTTCAGCTGCAAGCCGTTCGAGCGTCCAGCCGTATTCTCTTATTTTCTTTTTAATATCCATTACTTTTGTTTTAGTGGGGGCTTTCGCCCCCGTTGGTTGCTTACTTGTTGATTTCGTAATTTTCAATTTCTTTCCAATCAAATAGCGGATATGCAGCTTTATTTTCTTTTATTATTATTTGCGCTGCCTTGCCTTTGGCTTCTTTTTCCAGCCACCCTTTAAGGGCTTCTAAATCATTCGAAGAAAGTGAAAGGGTGTCGCCGCTTCCGCTAATGCCGGCTTGGTAGATAGTACCGTAAAATTTGTTCTTTGGACTGTGTGCCGAATTGTTGTTTGTTTTCATAATTTTGTCTTTTTATTAGAGGGGTTGCCCCCTCTGTTGGTTATTTTTATTTATTATTCTCTACAATAAATTTTGAAAGGTAGTATGCTTGCTTTTCGCTAAAGCGACCTTTGCCATCTTTTGCGCTGAAGAAAGCGTTTATCAAGCTGTTGTAAAATTCGTTTTCACTGTGTGCGTAGTTGAGGGCGTCTACACACATCTGAACACCGTATGCACTGCTCATTGAGTGGTCGTTTACACTCATTAATTTTTCTTTCCACATCTGCATTCTGTCGGCATTTGTGATAATGGTAGCTTTCTTTGCCTTTACCTTTGGAGCTGCTTTCAACGCTTCGCCGTTCTCGTTTACGAGGTTGTAAGCCATTTCTTTGCCCTTGCTGCCGCTTTCAAATAATACTTCAACGTAACCGCTTGACTTTGTTATGATACGTACTATTTCGCCTTTTTGTCCTTTTTTATTTTGAACCTTTGCGCCTACATAAATTTTAGAAGTTGTCATATCTTTTTTACAGTTGTTATGATGTGTCTCACCATCTTTATTTGTTATTATACTGCAAATATATAAAACATACTTTATATATACAAATATTAATATAACTTTTATTTCATATTTAACCTTTATTTGGTATATCAACTTTTATTTTATATTTATTAGCAAAATATAAGGTGTAATTTGTATTTTACCCCATTATTTCATTTATTAATGGTAATGGTGTATTTTTAGCAGTATAACATGATAAGGAAAAGCACCCTGCCAACAGACAGAGTGCTTGATATATAGAAAAAGTGGCGTAAAATCTTTATTATCAATATTTTTTAGTAACCGTAGGTGTGTTCAATATTCATACGTTTTTTATTTATATTGTTAAGACATGGTTGTTTGGTTGTAAGAACCCTTGATAAGGGCGATGGCATTAACGCAACGGAAATCAATGTCGGTATCTTCGTGTGCCGGGTTGTGCGAAGCCAGTGTTATGAATGGTTCGCCCTTATCAGACCTTTTTATGTACTTCACAACGCAATAGTCGTCGCCATCTATGCAGTATGAAAGCAGGTACATTTCACCGTACAGAATGCTTTGCAAGTCGATGGGCAGCTCCTTGTAAAATATTATGTCTCCGGGTCTAAGACGCGGGTACATTGAATCACCAATAATATGTATAGCACCATCGCATTTAGGCAGGTTGGGTATTTTAATCGTATCAATGATGTTGGCATGTCGGTTGTCGAGCAGTTCTCGTAGCCCAGCGGTAGCTTTGAAGTCGTACAAGTTGATGCTTTGCGTTTCCATCTTTTTTTCAGGGCTGCGTGGTTGGTGTATCGGTTGAACGGTCGCCTCTGATGGTATTGCAGTGTCATTTTTTAGCATTGCACCTTTACCTGTAAGCAACCATTCTATATTTAGATTAGAGAATTTCTCTACAATAGCGTTTATTTTGTCAATGCCTACGCTTTTACTAATAGCATTCACGTAACCATTTGAAACGCCGATACTTTCTTCAAACGATATTACTGTTATGTTTTGGCTTTTACAAAAAGCTTTTATTCTATCTTTTACCATATTTTCTCTAATTAAATAAAAGAAATTCTCTAAAATATTTTGAAGTTAGAGAAATTCTCTATATCTTTGCAACGTGTAAGAAATACTACACGCCCCAAAGATACGAAAAAGGGACTACAAATAAGAATATTAACTAATAAAATAATGTAATATGAAAAAATGGACATCAAAAGAAGAAATCGAGGAGACTATTGGTGCTTTGCCCCTCGAGCGTGATATAGAAGTGCTGTATATACTACAACCCAATACTGTAGTAGTAGAAGTTGGTATTAAAGGTAACACTTCTTTTTCAGATATAAAGAAGATTGGCGAAGCCTTTGGCGATGACGATGTATGGATAGATGCAGTGGGAAACGAAGAATTAAAACTAACAATATTTATAATATAAAAAATGAAGAAATACATTAAAATTTCGGGAAAAGAAAAAGAATGGATAGGCACGGCACTCAACGTTTCGCCTTCTATGGTTGATTTCGCTTTGCACTTTGACGCAAAGCGCGGTAACAGCGATTTGGCAAAGCGCATACGAAAGTTGGCTTTGCATCGTGGCGGGGTACTTATGAACGAGCTACCGGCATTCGAGACGATACACAACACAGCAGCCGGTGAAATGGTGCAACCATTTGAGAATGGCACAAAGCTCGTCTTGGTGTGGGCTACCGGTAGCCTTAAGATATTTAACAAGAAAGGTGAGCTTTGCCGTGATATTCACATCAACACGATTGAAGAATTGACTAACGCGCAGTGCTTCGCTGCCAGCTTATAAGGAGGACAAAAAATGAAGATAACAATAGAAAAACAAATAAAAATTGTTTTGGAGGTGGCAGATGCTGCCGCTGTAACAGTGGTAGAAACGCCCGACAGCATGGCGATAACGGTAAATAACCGCTCCGATGGCTGGCTAAAAAAGGCGTATAACCTTTTAAATGGAGTATTTGAAGCTGCCCGCCGCCGCAAGGCGCAACGCCGTTGGGTTGTTGGATTTGACGAAGCACGTACTGAAAAGTTATAACAGTTGGAGAGTATGGAATACTATAATAAAATGCTGTGCGTAACAGAAGCGGAGCTGGTAGACGGAAGCGACCCTGTAATGAGAAAGGGCACGCTAAAGTCAAATCTATTCCGCAAAAATATCTTCTGTGTTCGCCGTGGAGGTGGTGAAGGTATATGCGCGCTGTACAGCTTTGATTCCATGCCGAAAAAGTATAGGGAAAAGTTTATGCAAAAATACGGAAACCCCGAAGAAGTGCTGCGCGAACAGGAAATGCGCAAGGCGGTGAAGTACGACGAGTGTGCCCGGGTGTTCTACGAAGAATACCAGTATTGGAAAAATGACCAGTACACCACGCTCGACGAAGACCTGATAGCCGAATACACAACAAATGCCAGTGTGCTTGGTGAGCTTCTGCGCATGAAAGCGGAGCGCAGGGCAATGATGGCAAGCCTTAACGCAAGGGCTACCGACGTATGGGAGATGGTGCTGCAGAACAGCGAAGAGCTGCGTGAGCGTTACCACCACACGCTGCCCGCCAGTCTTAGCCGCCTGAAGGCAAGGATATGTGCTTTTCAGAAAGACGGTTATGAAAGCGTCATCAGCAAGAAGCTCGGCAACGCCAATACAATAAAAATAACGGAGGAGGGCAAGGAGGTGCTTATCGCACTGAAGCGCAGCTATACGCCGCGATACACCGATGAGCAATTGTTTGCAAAATACAACGAAATGGCAGTATTCAAGGGGTGGAAGCAACTTAAAAGCGTGCGGTCGTTACAGGCGTGGCTGTACAGTCCAAAAGTGCAGCAGTTGTGGTACGATGCCGTGCACGGCGAGCAAGCAGCCCGCCAACGCTTTGGAAGAAAGCAAAGCACGATGTTGCCAACACGCCGCGATAGCCTTTGGTATGGCGACGGCACAAAATTAAACCTATACTATCGGGAGGGAAAGACTGTGAAGACGATAAACGTGTACGAGGTGGTAGATGCCTACAGCGAAGTGTTATTGGGCTTTCACATCAGCGAAAGCGAGAATTTCGAGGCGCAATACTGTGCTTTCCGCATGGCGGTGCAGCGCAGCGGACACAAACCCTACGAAATAGTGCACGACAACCAAGGCGGACACAATAAGTTGAACCGTCAGGGCAAAACGCCCACTGGCGACGAAAAGGGAAATGGCTTTTTGGATAGGCTTTGCCACATACACCGCCCAACAATGCCTTATAATGGTGAATCAAAGACCATTGAAAATATCTTCTGTCGCTTTCAACAACAAGTGTTGGCACGTTACTTCAATTTCACTGGGCAGAATGTTACAGCGAAAAAAGAGACAAGCCGCCCCAATATGGAGATGGTGGCTGCCAACCGCGACCAAATGCCCACACTTTTGGAATTGTGCGAGCTGTACGCCCAGTGCCGTGAGGAGTGGAATGAAATGAAGCACCCAAAGCACGACAGCAGCCGTATAGATATCTACGAGGGCAGTACGAATGAAGACACGCCTATCGTAGGCAAGTACGAAATGCAGGATATGTTTTGGATAACGAGCGATAAGCCCGTAACGTTCACCGACAGCGGCATAAAGATGACGATAGACAAAAAGCACTACCACTGGGAAGTATTTACGGTGGACGAAAACGGTGTGCAGATACCCGACAGGGAATGGCGACGCCTGCATACATGGGAAAAATTCTACGTGCAGTATGACCCGCAAGACATGACAACGGTAAACCTTTATTCCATCGACCGCGCCCAAAAACTGCATTTCTGCACTGTTGCGAAGCCGTATATGCAGATACACCGTGCGCTACAAGACCAAAGCGCAGAGGAAAAGGCACGCATACATGCCGACATCGAGCGCGGCAAGCAAGATAGGATAGAGCGTGTGGCAGCGGGCAGGAATATTGCCCAACGATACGGTACCGACCCCGAACAAAACGGCTTGAACTACCCAAAACTAAAGGGACTTACGACAGAGCAACAGCAGCAGCTGTACGACAGGGTTGGCAGACTTGAAAAAGATAGCCACGCCGAAGTGGTGGAGCTGGGGCAGCACACAAAGACACTTTCCAACATGGATTGGTCGGAGGTGAGGTACGACGAGCGTAAAATCGCTGATAAATTATAAATAAATAAAATATAAAGCTATGATGACAAAAGATAAACAGCAGATAGTAGAGATTTTGAAAGCCTACGTGGCGAAATACGGCAGTCAGAACAAGGCTGCGCAAAGCCTTGTGGGCATCAGCCCGGCAACAGTAAGTCAAATGCTGAAAGGCAACTGGGCGAATATCGCCGACGAAATGTGGAAGAATGTTGCCGCGCAAATCGGTGTCAAGCAGGGCGACGGCTGGCAAATCGTCGAAACGACAGCTTACAAGGAAATGGTATTTGCTTTGACAGATGCCAAAGAGTGGAAGAATGTTACGTGGGTAGTCGGTGATGCTGGGTGCGGCAAGACAACCACGGCACGCCTTTTTGCCGATGAGCAGCGCGAAGTATTTTATATTCTTTGTTCGGAGGATATGCGCAAAAGCGACTTCGTTCGCGAAATTGCCCGCAAGGTGGGCTTGCGCACCGATGGGTACAGCATTCGGGAGCTGCTCGAGCGTATCATTGACAGCCTTGTGCAGATGGACGAGCCCCTATTGATATTTGATGAGGCTGATAAGCTAACAGAACGGGTATTCCACTACTTCATTGACCTATACAATCGCTTGGAAGATAAGTGCGGCATTGTATTCTTTTCAACAAGCTACATCAAGCGGCGCATGCAAATGGGCTTGCGATATAACAAATGCGGCTATAACGAAATACACAGCCGTATGGGGCGCAAGTTCTTCGAGGTGGAGCGTACGTCGCCCAACGATGTTTACGCCATCTGTGCAGGCAACGGGTTGAACGAGAAACAGACATCGGCGGTAATGAAAGATGCCGAGCAGTATGACTTCGACCTTCGCAGGGTGAAAAAAGCGGTGCACAAGCAAAAGCGAATGAAGTATTAAACGGTTTTTTAACGATATTTAAAAGGCAATGAAAAAGGCGTTAAGCATGACAGATTTAATGCGAAAACACAGGGAGGTGTATGCGTTCGAGGGCGAATGGCAGGAAGCCTTCGGGCAGCCTGAGCAGAATGGTGTATGGTTCATTTGGGGGCGCAGCGGCAACGGTAAGACGTCATTTCTCCTCCAACTTTGCAAAGAGCTTACCCGATACGGCAAGGTAGCCTATGACAGCTTGGAGGAGGGCGACAGCCTGACAATGCAGAACGCCCTTATACGTGTCGGTATGGGCGACGTCGGGCGACAGTTTGTTTTGCTGAATGAGAGCTTGAAAGAGCTTGACACCCGGCTAAAGCGTCGGCGTTCGCCCAACATTGTGGTAGTGGATAGTTTTCAATACGCACATATTAACCTGAAAGAATACGAAGAGTTCATCGACTTGCACAAAAAAAAGTTGATAATTTTTGTCAGTCAGGCTGATGGAACGAAGCCGTTGGGGCGCACCGCCCAAAGCGCGATGTATAGCGCATCGCTAAAGATTTGGGTGGAGGGCTATCGGGCTATTAGTAAAGGTCGATATTTTGGGGATAAAGGCTACTTCACCATTTGGGAAGAGCGTGCGGCAAAATATTGGAAAAAAGCTAAAAGAAATAAACGTAAAACGAAACAATAATGGAAAATTTAAGAGAACACCCACGCTTCGGAAAGATGTATGCGTATGTATTGGATAACATCGACGCATATAATTTGCCAAAAGATGCAACAGATTTAGAAAAAATCAACTTTATATACTCTGAATATGACAGGGAGTATATCAACAAAGACTGGCACGAATGGTGGGTTGATGCCTTGGAGGCATACCTAAAAACAATGCCAACATGCACTAACTACCAATTTACTGTCGGGTATATAATGGAAGTTGGCAAGGACTGGGGCTATTGCGATGTAAGCGACAGTAAAAAGTCGTGGAAATTCGTAAACCACTATTACTATATATTAGCCATCATCATTATTAGGGCACGACGCATATTAATGCAACAAAATTCAAATTAATATGGAAGGAAAGAAAGGAAAGTTAGTGCGCTACTCGGTGATTAGTAGAAAGCCAGCATGGTTGCTTGATTTACAGTGGCAAGTGGTATGCCGCTACGGCGAGGACGAAGTAGAAGATACGCTGGGCTTTTGGCAGGAATTGGATCGGTACATTAATTTTTGTATTTATGAATGGCACAAAAATACCGACCCCAAGCAAAGCATCAGAAGTACGATAGGCACTCGTCTCAAGAAAGACGAAGGCATAACTGTTTTGGACGTGCTGCGCAACCGCCGCCCGGTATTAACCTACAAAATAAAATAATATGGGAGCGAAAGAAATAAAAAGAAATTTATTGGGCAAAACAGGACTTGTAAAATGCTCTTGTTGTGGCAAGACAATAGAAGTGCCTACCATGTATTCCGACAAAGAGCGACAGGCTTTGAAGCCGTATTGTTGTACGTCTGTGATACTTATCGTTCAATGGTTGATACACGAGGGGTGGCATGTACGCAACCTCGGCGTAACAGATAATCACCCTTACTTTTGCCCCGATTGTTGGGAAGAGGGGACACCTGAATATCAACGCTCAAAAAATTGTAATGTTTGGTACGAGCAAGTTAAAAAATGGATAAACGACGACTAATTTATGGCAGGAGAAAGAAATTATGCACGCTTCTACGCCTTACTGAAGCAGCTGCCCCACGCCGACAAGGATACGCTTGTATGGCAATACACACAGGGGCGCACAAAGTCGCTCCGAGAAATGTCAAAGTGGGAGTACGATGTTATGTGCCGCGATATGGAGCGGGTAGTGAACAATGACAACAAGGTAGCCCTGAAGCAGGCTGCATTACGCAAGGCACGCAGTGGAGTTCTGCACCAGCTACAAATATATGGGCTGGACACCACCGACTGGGCTACCGTAGATGCTTTCTGTCAGAACCCACGGATAGCCAGCAAGCCTTTCAGAGAGCTAACAATAAAAGACCTTAACGAGGTAAACAAGAAAATAAGAGTAATCATCAAAAAACAAAAAGAAAAAGAAAATGGAAAAGAAAATGGAAAAAGTAAAAGTTGAAATGACTGCCGAGGAGCAAGCCCGCTTCGCACAATTCAAGGCAGAGGAGGCAAAGAAAGCAGCTGCGGCAAAAGCCAAGGCAGAGCGCGAAGTGTATAAACAAATGGTAGATGACGAGGTAAGCGCAGCTATACCCATCTTGCAGGAGCTTTCGGGCGATATTAAGACAGTAAAGCAAAAAGTAATCGACAACTTTAAAGCCATCATAGCGGCAAAAGCAGAGTTGTTCAAGGCAAAGAACCCCGACCAACGCTCGCACACCTTTACCACTTCTGACGGCAATATGCGCCTGACAATTGGGCAATATACCACCGACGGCTACCGCGACACTGTGGAAGACGGCATTGCCATTGTGAAAGATTTCATTTCTTCGCTTGCAAAAGATACCGACACACAGGCGTTGGTAAATATGGTGTTCCGCCTGTTGGCGCGCGACGCACAGGGCACGCTGAAGGCATCACGCATCGTTCAGCTGCGCAAGATAGCGGAGGACAACGGCAACGAACGCTTTTTGGAGGGCGTTCGCATCATTGAAGAGAGCTACCAGCCGACAGTGAGCAAACAATTTATTCGTGCCGAAGTGAGAAATGACAATGGGGCGTGGAAGCAAATACCATTGGGAATGACAGAAAGTTAAGCAATATGAAAAAGATAGTATTTTTATTTGCGCTGCTCCTGCTTGCTGCATGCAACAGCGCACCCATCAAAGGCTTTGTCGTGGCAAAGGAATACGTAAAAGGACACATGGACAACGTGCAGGCGCAAAGAGTTGAAGAGGCTATTATTATTGTGCCGGTAATGCACAATCAACGGCGCGAACCCGAATACGTGAAATCGACATTTACGCTATTCGTTGCCAATCGGCACAGGGTATATGATATAAGAGTGGACAGCCTTACTTACATAAAGACAAAAGTAGGGCAAAGAATAACGATAAAAATGCAGTAATATGATACAAGTAGGCGATAAGTTTACCTACCATTGGGTAGGGCACGAAGAATTACACAAAGGGCGCATTTACCAAGTGGAGGGTGTATACCGAAATTGCACCTGTGTCAAGCCTGAATGGCTTACCGGCAAACCCGAAGTACCCCGCCGCTCCCACATACACATACGGGCTAAATTGATAAAAGCCCCTATAAAGTACATGAAGGGCGACAAGGGCTTTTACTTCGGTCCACTGGACGCAGAGACCTTGCACGACATCGACGAGCCTGAAAGGTCGTGGGTGGAGATAGTATATCAGAAAGGCGACGAACTAAGCCTTTTCAATCAAAGTAAATAACAACAAAACAAACAAAAAAATGAGAAGTAAAACAAGCATGTGGTACGAGGTAAAGTACCGCTATGAAAAGACGCTGGAGAATGGCGCACAAAAGAAAGTAACAGAACAGTACGTGGTTGAAGCTATCAGCTTTGGTGCAGCAGAGGCAGCCATCGTGTCAGAAATGGCAGCCTACGTAAGTGCAGGCGAAACGGACGTAAGGGCTGTGGCGATAGCACCGTATGCCGAAGTGTTGTTCACAGACAAAGAGGTATTCAAGTTCTACAAGGCAAAGGTGTCTATCCAAAGCATTGACGAAAAGACAGAAAAGGTACATAGGAGTAATATCAATTACTTGGTGCAGGCATCATCAATAGCAGATGCTCGCAGCTGTATTTCTGAACATTTCGCAGCCACGATGATAGATTACGAGGTGGTGGCACTTGCGGAAACACAGATAATAGACGTGTTTGAGCGTAAAAAGGTAGAGAGCACAACGAAATAGGCACTTGGTCGAACCTAAAGAAGATAAGTCAATAAAAAAGATGCTGACAATTTGGCAGTCAGCATCTTTTTTTGTATCTTTGTACTGCTAAATTCTTTTGTTTTGTATGACAACGCAGCTGATGTTAAATTTTGGTCTTGGCGAGGTGGCGCACCGTGAAACGAAGATACGCCGCCGCGCTTTCACGCTGCCCAATGGTGATGCGACGATAGCCACGCCGCAGGACAGGTTGGCAAAGCGCAACCGCACCATTGTCGCCCGCTATTATTATTGGACGGAAATCAAACGCCGCCGCTTTGACGACGTTATGAAGATACTGTCCGACTATGAATTCTTTGTCGGTGAGCGCACCATACAAAACGCCTTAGTGGACTACGACACGCTGTTGCACTCGCTGTTAGACCAACGCCCCACAACACGGAAGCTGGCAAAGATGTTTCCGGGCTTTGAGTGGCACTAATTAGTCGAAAAATTCGGTTTCATAGATCACCTTATATACCTTTATATCATCAGCTCTGCGCTCCGGCGTGGAGCTGATGCGCTTCAAGGGGTTGAACTGCCTGCCACCATTCCACCACTGCAATGCCTTGTGGAGGGCTTCCAGCACATCGAAGCGTGCCAACGACCGCTCGCGCACCGAAGCAGGAGCAGCAGCATTCGTGCTGCCCTGAAGGGTAAACACAACGCGCAGCTCCACGCGCGCACGTATGCGCTGCACACCTCCTGACAGGCTTTCGCACTGTGGATAGCTAATATCAACCAAGCAGGCAGGAAATGCCAGTGGCGGACGCCCTACGACGTACAGTTGCCCCTCGTCTGCATCTACCCATTTTATTTGTGGTACTGTTGCCGCTATATGGTTGGTAACGGCAAGGAAAAACTCTTTATTCATTTGTCAAATTTTTTATGTAATCTACTACTCTTCCTTTTATTCTATCATTCAGTTCTTCACTGTCGCCCATGAATTGGCGTTGTATGATATGTGCCATGCGGGTGTGCGCCTTTACGCTGGTGCTGCCCTTTTTCGTGCGGCGGGTATGTGCCGGCACTTGCACTTCACCGTCGTAGCCCTCGTTGTGTGTCCGGGCATACGTTACCTTTTGGTTGCCCGCTGCAATAACGACACGGTGCGGGGTAATTACCAGCGGGCGAATGCTGTTGAGCATCGCACCCGAATCGATGAGCAGCGAGCCACGCCTTTTAGCCGTCTTTGCAGGTGCCCACGGGTTGCCGTTGAAAGCCTTTTTGCGAAAGGTTTCCTTGAAATATTCTGTCGCCGTTTCGGCAACGATTTCGGCAGTGTCGCCCATTACCTTGCCGGGTAGGCTGCTTAAATAGGCTTCTAATTCTCTTAAATTCATCTTTTTGTCGATTTTTTCGTTATTTTATAGAAATAATTAGTTATCTTTGCAAAAAGCAGTGCCAACCACTGGGATAATGATACGGACACATCCTCGCGGGTGAAGGAGCTTCGCGATAGGCTGGACTACCAGCGGGGGTTGGCATCAACCCGAAGAAAAGGTGCAGACACCACTATCCAACCGTATGACGCGGAATTGCCACGTGTGGCGTAACCAAGAATTAGGACGGCGGACGTAAGGACTGCGCCTTTTCGCCTTTATTCCTTTCTGTATATAAGCAAGCCCTTTCTTACATTGTTATCGTGGAGCTCATACCAAGTTTTAAAAGAGTGGTTATCACCTTGTATCTTATACACGCAGACAAGGGCAATGCCTTTGTAATATTTTACATACCGCCACATATTTAGATATTGGTCTTTCCCCTGTTTATCTTTCTTTTCTTGCCCCAGCCACACCTCATCGGCGTCTTTGACAATTTCCAACAAGCTATTGAGGTACTCAACACGGAACAGGCGGTTTTTCACATCGTCGGTGGTATGTACGGCAAAATCTTTTTTTGACATTACTAACTTTCTGCCCGCATAATCTTCCAATATCAATACCTCCTTGCCCTCAATTATCGTGGCATGTTTATGCCACCAATCGGTGGCAGTACCTTTGTATGCTTTAATTTCATTAGCCGCCTTTTTGGTGTATTTTTTATAGTCGCGTTCCAGCCCCCAATCCATAGGTGTTACTTTATCCATCGCCTTTGCTGCCATTGTTGGGAATTTTCGTATATACATGTTGTCGCTATGGAAGATGTCCGTGCGACTGCCTCCTCTGTCGAAATGCGTTGCTTTTATTTTTGCCCACTCATCGGATTCCATGTATTTGGCAACAATTTCTTTTGATGTATTTATCATTTCCTTGCTCACCTCGTTGCTCATTCGCGGTACAACGTAACAACGGCATTTCCAGCCATTTGGAGGGTATATTTTATCCCAAAGGGAGTCGCTATGCTTAAGCGTTACGCCGTCGAGCTTTCTGTGCTCCTCCCTTACCTTCTCATCGCCCGCGGTAACATACTGCCAATATGGAAATTTCCCTGCCTTCGCCTTCAGACGCTGGTAGTTCGCAGCTGCCTCCGCCGTAAGGTTGGCTGTCTCGTATTCCGTACGCTGCCATATCTTATTGAATTTGCCGCACAGCTTTTTCGCTTCGGCAGTAAATTCTTCAAAATTTTTCGCCTTGCGGTACAGCTGGTTTAGCTTCTGCACCTCTGCCAGCGTCTTCGCCGCTGAAAAATGAAAAAGGTTCTGTTCCATCGCTGTTACGAATGCTGGGTCGAAGTTGTCGTAGGTGTATGCGGCATTCTTCACGGGGCGTTTAAACACCTTGTGAATGGCGTTTAAAAGGTCGTCTGCAATGAATTTAAACAACTCCGCATCAAAGTAGGCAGCATCACCATTTGCCACACGCTTTATCAGGCGGTTATCGAGCGTGTCGTCGCTAAGCGTCGCCGTGGGGCATGGTAACTTCGAGTTCGCCCCCATCATCGTGGGGGCTGCGACGAAAAAATCTCTTAGCCGCCTGAAGAAAGACGCTTCTGCCCTTTGACGTGCCTGTGTGCTGTTTGTCGGTACCGCACCACCATCGATATTCTGCACGGCTGTCGTACCTTCCCCCTCGTCAATATTCACAGGCTCAAAGGTGGCAGCCTGCCGCCTTGCTATCGGCTCGCCGTTTTCGGGCACGGGTATAGAGTATTTTTCATGTAGGTAGCTTTGCGGAATGGGCATGATGTCTGACAGCTGCACGATGTCGGCTACCGTCAGCTGCTCTGCCGCTTTCGGGAAAATGAACTTGCCGCCATTGACAGGGTAGCCGCGTGCTTCGAGCAGGGGTAGCACGTGGTTGTTCAACACACGCTGCACAAAGCGCATATCGCTTTTATTTTTACCCTCCTCGACTTCCTTGTGGACTTCTCCCAGCGACCGTGCACCATTTTCGCCCTGTACCGTTGTAAGTGTCTGCCCTAATATGGTGATAAGCATTTCTTCGTTGCATGCTTGTCGAAATTCGTTGTAAGAAGTACCACTACCACTGCCCGCTTCTTTCGTCTCGACTTCCGCCTCACGTGGTATGACAACATAAGACGCCGAGCCAGCCTGTTCCAAGGCTTGCTCCAGCAGCTTGCGACTTTCAGGGTCGTAAGTGTTGTATTTACCGATGCGCTGCGGCATGCCAAACAATTCTATCCATTGCGACCAATCGCCGAAGCCACCACGCTTGTAAATGGCGAACGGTGTAGCCTTCAGTAACAAGCCATAGCTGCGCTCATGCCCCAGTATCAGCAATGACGTATCACCTTCGTATGGTACGCCCTTATCGTCGCTATCGTTGATGACAATACACTTATTGCGCAAGTTGATGTGCTTTGCTGGAATAGGCTCAACGTGGAAGCTGTCGGGGGTACAGATGAACTCAACACCGCTGCGCCCGTAAATGCGCTCATTCATTATTTGGCGCAACAATTCCTCCCAGTCGGTGGTGTCCATGATGGTTGTTATTTCTTCGACCTCCTTGCCGTCCTTGTCCAAGAAGGTAAGCTCGGAGTTCAGCACTGCGTCGATGCGCTTGCTTACGGCATCGGCAAGCACGCCATCTATCAATACGTCCTCAAAAAGGTCGTACAGGCTTTTCACGCGCCCGCTATCGGCAGAACGCAAAGCGTTGCGCCAATCGCCCACGTCGTACACCTTGCGTGTAGGTGCTTTAACTATCAATTGATTTACCACGACGGGTTCAGCCGCCTTTGATATTTTGGTTACTGTATTTTTTTTCTTGCTCATTGCTTAAAAATGTTGGTTACGTTTTGGGTTGCTCCCGAATATGTATTCATTGCTGCCGTCAGGCTTGCCGTCGCCATCGTCGTCGGCACGTGGCAGTGATGGTGTTACTTCGCCTTTCTGCACCTGCCGCAACCACGCTATCGCTCTGTCGTACCGTTTCTCTTTCAATTCAAGCTCCGCCCCGGCATTGCAAAGGTTTACGAAATGCCACACGGCAATGTCCTTTACGAACGTCAGCAGTAACTCGTTGCGCTGCTTTGGCTGGTTGAATATTTTCGCCCTGTCGTATGCGCCGAGGTAGCCTGCCGCCTCCTGCACGGCGGCGTCGATGGCAGCAAGTAGTATGGTGTTATCTTCTCGACTGATGGTATCTATCGCCTCCTTATAAAGGTGCGTTTCCACTTCCTGTGGCGACAGGAAGCCGCCTGTGTAGTTCCACTGTTCCATAATATATTAGTATCGTTTATTGCTTCGCTTGTGTTGCCCGATGGTGTAGCTGTCCACTGTCAGGGTGCGTATCTTTGAATTAAGGATATACCACCCACCTTCAATGCAGTCCACGCCATCGGCAGGGGCTTTCATACGCTTGTTAAGCAACAAGAATTGCTCCTCCAAACGCTGCATGTGTGGGTTGTCCTTTTCGTCGATGTTGAGTATCAGCTTCCCCTGACGGTTCAGCGGCTCAAGGTTGCCCTCTATTCGGTCGAATTTCTCGGGCTTTTTGCGCGTGTCGGGCGAAATGGGTATAAACCCTCTTTCTTGACCTTTGGCGGCAAACAGCGGCAAGAATACCTGCTCATAGAAAGGGTCTTGCAGCTTGTTGTTCTCGATGAAATAAAACACTTGGCACTTATCACCCACGTAGTCGTGTATGTAGTAATACCAATTTACGTACTCATCGTTCACCACGTGGTCAAGGAAGCCTTTATATACATAGAAATTGCCGTCGTAGTAGCCGATAAGGAATAATGCCTTGAATGATGTTGCCTTGTTGCGTGAGTTCGACGGCGCGGGGTCGCCATAGGCTACGGCAAGCTGCAGTTTTGAAAGGGGCGGGCATTTGCCCCATGTAAGCTCCTTGAAGACTTCGCCCTCGGAAAGGGGGTTATTGTAGAACTCCTGCTGCACGATGCGTGTAGACAACTTCGACAGTACCCTGTCAATATCGGCTTCGGTGTTCTTTGCCGCCCATGTGCTTTTTCCGTTTTTATCACGGATATTGACAATGTCCCAATGGTCGGCTTTCTCGCCCGCTCGCTTCACACAGCAGTCAAGGGCAATGATGTTGCCGCAGAACACTACCAGCAGCTTGCCGCTAATGCTTCGAGTAGGGAAAGCAGCACCTTCAAACCAATCCCACTTCTTATTAACAATATCGGGGTTGCGACAATCTTCATCAGTGTCGAAGTCGTCTACCAGTATGGTGTCGGGGCGTACTTCGTCTTTACGCGTACCACGGGGGCTTTCGCCTGCACCCAGTGCGCGGAAGGCAGCACCATTGGTAAGGGAGAACTCCTCCGCTGTCCACGAGCCAAACTCCCGCATATCACCGTAATAAGCCTTTAGCAGCGAATTACGCTCGAAACTTTCCTTGTATGGTTTCAACAGGCGGGTGGCGTTATCCTTTGAATTGCTGATAAGCAGTATATTGCGCTTCTTGCCAGTGCAAACGAGGTACATTACACACATCATCACCGTTGTTGATTTCGCCAGCTCACGACTCCACGACAACACCTCGTACCATTCTTCATTCTTGCAAATACGGTTGATGGCTTTAATATGGAATGGGGCAAATTCGTGAGTGGCATATTGACCGAAAAAGAACTTTATCCACTCAACCGGGTTCTTTTCCAAATTCTTGCGCTTTTGGGCGCGCTCCAATGATGTGAGCGTGTCTACAGCCGTGTCCTTTTGTAAGTTGTTATAATAGGTGCGCCATTCTTTCAGTGCCTGTATGTCGTCTGCCTTACCCATTGCTCATCTGCTCTTTTATGTACGTGTCAAAATAGTTGGCAATCTCTTTCGCCTTTTCAAGGTCGCGGGGTCGCAGCCAGTCTACCACGCGGCGGCTTACATTATATATATCACGCACTGAGGCATCTTGCTCAAGAGCGGCAAGGTCTTCCGTCAGCTTGCGCCGTATTTGCGATTCGTTCTTGTCGGGAAATTTCATACCTTCAGGCTTCGCCGCTATGGCACGGTCTAATTGGTCGAGCTGCATCAACGTTGAGTTGATGCGCTCTTCCCGTGTCTGCAAGAGGTTGAGTTTGAGCTTTTCCCATTCTTTCACCCATTTGCCGATGGTAACGCGCGACACGCCCGCACGGTCGGCAATTTCCTGCTGCGTGGCATTGGGTTCACTTAAAAATATGAGCTTAGCCAGCTCTTTTTTCAGCTTTTTGTCCATTTTTATTGTATTTATCTGCTGCAAAGTTACCATATAATAAGCGCAAAAAATAATAGCGTTGCAAGCGTTGCAGATGTATTGTACAATATTTACAATACACTGTATATCAGTATTTTGCGATTTGCGCAGACATATTTCTTACCTTAACTTTGCATCGCAAAACATTCAAAAGCGATGAGCAAAAAAACATTCATATTACATGACGAGTCGGTGAACACCTATGGATTCCGTATGCTCACCTCCGGGGCTAACTTGGAAGAGTTCCGCAAGAACCCCGTCATGCTGCTGAACCACGACGACTGGAAGATGCCTATTGGCAGATGGGAGAACATACGAATAGAAGGCACGCAGATACTTGCCGATGCCGTCTTCGATGAAGCCGACCCCCGCGCCGTGGAGGTACAGAAGAAGGTGGACACCGACTTCTTACGCATGGCGTCTATCGGTGCATGGGCTCAGGAAACCAGCGATGCTTACGACCTGATGTTGCCGGGGCAAACCTCACCTACCGTAACGAAATGGACAGCACGCGAAGCCAGTATCGTAACCATCGGTGCAAATCACAACGCCTTGGCATTGTACGACAGCAAGGGCAACCTTGTCAATATGGGCAGCTTTTTAAAGCCCGACAACACACCCACGGCGACGATGGAGTACACCGAAGTTCAGGAAAATTTATTCAACAATAATGATATGGGAAAATTAACACAAGTATTGAATTTGAGCGATTCGGCTTCAGAAGCCGACATCGTGGGTAAAGTGAACGAGCTCATTGCCAACAATGACCGCTTGCAGAAAGAGAACAAGACGCTTGCCGATGCCATCGACGCACAGAAGGCGGAGCAGAAGAAGAAAGAGCAGGAGCAGGCAGTTGCCCTTGTTGATGCTGCAGTAAAGGACGGGCGCATCGACGCTAAAGGCAAAGAAAGTTTCCTTGCCATGTTCGACCGCGATTTCACGGGCGCAAAGGCAGCCTTGGAAGCTATCCCAACACGTCAAAGCGTAACAGCGCAAATTCAAAGCGGCGCGCAGCGCGTGGACATGGGCGACTGGAAGAGCAAGACATGGGACGAGCTCGACCGTGCAGGCAAGCTGACGGAACTCAAAGACAACCACCCTGACGTTTACGCTGAAAAATTCGAGCAGCGTTTCGGCACAAAGCCTAACATGTAGGTGGTAGTAAGTAAATAGAATTAACAAATTAAATAAAAAAAGAAATGGCTATACAAAGAGAAATTTGGATTAGCTCCATCGTGGAGGGCTTGTTTGCCGATAACAGCTTTTTAAGCAAGGCTTACAACGCCGATGAGTTCGTTAATATGGGTAAAACGGTGCACATACCCAATGCAGGTGCACCATCGAAGACGAAGAAGAATCGCACCAGCTTCCCCGCTGACGTAAACACACGTGCGGATGTAGATTTATCTTTCAACCTCGACGAGTTTACTACCGACCCAATTCGCATTCCGCATGCAGATACGGTAGAACTGTCGTACAATAAAAGAGAAAGCGTGTTGCGTCAGGATAAGGCGGCACTCCAAGATTCAGTTGCAAAAAGCATGATATACAGCTGGCTTCCTGAAAAGAAGTATTGTATTGAAACAACTGGTACAGCTGTAGACGCTCACAGCCCCAATGCGGCAGGTAAGAGAAAGGCACTTTGCCGTGCCGATGTTGAAAAGCTGATGACGAAGTTCAATGCGGACAACATTCCACAGGAAGGACGTTACCTTCTTCTTGATGCGTACATGTACGACCAGTTGCTTGCTGACCTTACCAGCGTGCAGAATCAGGCGTTCTTTGCCAGTGCTGACGCACAGCGCGGTATTTTGGGCAAGCTGTTCAGCTTCAACGTAATGATGCGCTCGGAAGTTGCCGTTTACGGCGACGGCATCGTAAAGAAAACTGAAGATGCTGCCGGTGCAGCTACCGACCTTGCAGCAGGCTTGGCATGGCACGAGAACAGCGTATGCCGTGCGCTGGGCGAGGTAAACGCCTTTGAGAAAGAAAAAGACCCCACCTATTACGGTGATATTTACTCTTTCCTTGTACGTGCTGGTGGTCGTCCGATGCGTGAAGATGTAAAAGGACTTATCGCCCTTGTTCAGGGTAAGTAAAGTACTATGCAGCTGAAATACTTAGTAATACATTGCACAGCTACCCCCGAGGGGCGTGAGGTGTCAGCCGACGAGATTCGCCGCTGGCACACCGCTCCGAAGGCAGCGGGCGGTCGCGGTTGGAATCAGGTCGGCTACACCGATATGATACACCTCGACGGCAAGGTGGAACGCTTGGTGCGCAACAACGAGGATATGCAGGTAGATGCCTTTGAAGTTACCAACGGGGCTAAAGGCTACAATGCTGTAGCCCGCCATATCGTCTACGTGGGCGGTGTGGCTGCCGATGGCAAGGCAAAGGACACACGCACGGAGGCACAGCGCAACGCCTTGGCAGCTTATGTGCGCGACTTCCACGCCCGCTTTCCGCAGGTGCGTATCATCGGACACAACGAAATTGCCCCCAAGGCTTGCCCATCGTTCAACGTGCAGGCGTGGCTGAAGGCAATAGGCATACGACAAATTTAAATGAATGACAACGCAATGAATACGCTCCTACAGATACTGCAATGGGCAATACCATCGGGTGGTATTGGTGCAGCCATTGCGTGGCTCGTAAATCGCAAAGCGGCATCGGCAAAGGCAGCAAAAGCTGTTCATGATACCTACAAGACGATGTACGAGGATATATCAAATTTATTAGTAGAAAATCAGAAAAAGAATGAAAAGACAATCAATTCATTGCAGGAAGAGCTTGACAAGGCACGTGCCGAAAGCGCACGCATCAAGCGGTCGCTCGACCGCCTTTCGCGGGCTATTGAGGCTATTCAGTATTGCCCTCATCGGGGTAGTTGCCCTATTAACTATGAGTTGCAGGTCGAAGCAGATAGTATTGCAAGAGGCAAGTCAAAGCGACTCCCTTCGTCAAGAAAGCAGCTTCCAACAAAGCAGCTCGCTACAGATGCTGACCACGACGGAGATGCAGAAGATAGCGGCGGACACGGCGACGCTGACGCTGCCGATGCAGAGCTTGCTGAACCTGCCCGATAGTGCCGTCTTCCGACGGCAAAGCGGACGCTTGACAATAGAAGCCTACCATAAAGATGGTAACGTATATATCAGGGGCTCAACCCTACCCATCGAAAGGGAGGTAAGGCAGACAGCACTGTTGGCAAAATATACAAGTTCTGCGCAGGATAATAAGACAGCGCAACACGCCAACAAGGTCTCGAAAACCGTAGTAAAAAAGCCTCCTTCCGTATTGCAAAAATTCCTTATGCTTATCGGCGTAGCGGCATGCTTGGCTATTGCGGCATTCGTCGGTATCAAAGTTACCAAGTAGTAAAAAATTAAAAAATATAAAATATGAAAGAGACAAACGACGGCTATATCATGTTGCTTGACGCCATTTTCTTTAATAGCAAGAAAATTGGCAACATCGCTGAAGACGGTATAGATTGGGGCGGCGACGCCGCAGAGTACATAAAATTGTACGCAGCGCAGGTGCGCAACAGCCCAGTGAAGAAGATACGCAAGAAGGCGGCATCAAACGTATTGAAATTCAACCTTATTGAGTTGCTGCCTGAAAACTGCGTGGCAGTGATGGGCGGCACGGTAACGGAAGACGGTTGGGAAGCCCCATCGGAAAGTGTAGTATTGGAAGGTGCTGTGAAGATTATTTCAGGCACCGGGCAGACGGTAGAAATCGCCAAGGCATCATTGGAGGGAATGGTGCGCGGTAAGCTCGGCGGCGACGACCCGCTGCACATTGAATGCGAGCTTGAAGTGCTGACATCGGGCGACGACAGTGCGCCATTCAAAATCATTGATACAAAGCCTTTCATTGAGGCGAAGCCAACGGAGCTTACCTTCAAGAAGGCGGGTGAGACAAAGGTCGTGGACGTTTCTGCCAGTGGTGCATTCTCTATGAGTGCTGCACCTGCTGGCTTCACAGCCGAGGCAAAGGGTGGACGCGTGCTCATCACCGCAGCCAACAACACGGGTGCGCAGCGCACGGGCAAGATAACCTTCCAACTGAAGGTTGATCCAAGCAAGAAGGTAGATGCGAACCTCACACAGCAAGGCTGATGAAAACGAACAAAGTAGAGTTGGAAGCGTCGGCTGCCCTTTTGGACATCGGCGTTTCCATTCCACTTCTACAGTGGAAAATACCATTTACAAAGCGACATATCACCTTGCGCCTTGTAATGCGTCGCCCGAAATTCGGCACTCAAATCCGTATAGCTCGGAAATTCCTTAGCATGGGTGTTACCTATGAGCAGATGCAAAATTTCACCAAAGATGAGCAGCTGGAATTCATAGCACAGTACGGCAAGACAGTAGCCCAAATGGTGGCACTTACCATCTGCCGCGGTAAGCTGTCAGGCATCTTTGCCCCGCTGTTGGCGTGGCTGCTTTTGTGGCTCGTCAATGACACCTACTTACTGCTTGCCAACCTGCATTTCATTCCGCTTATCGGTACTGAAAATTTTACAAATATTATCAAATCTTGCGAATGGAGCAACCCACTCCGACCAAGATTGAGCCAAAAAAGGAAGGGGAGTTAAAGGGCTACTTTGAAAGCTCCCATAGCCCCTTTGGATTCGTGTGGCAAATTGCCGAAGCAACAGGCTGGACGGTAGACTATATCATGTGGGGTGTGAACTACCAAACACTGCTGATGATGCTTGCCGACGCACCACGCTACATCGATGCAGAGCAAGCAAGTGTAATAAAAAATAAAGAAACAAATAAGCAGCCTAAAAGCGTAATTGGCTTTTTTCAAAGCAAATTAAACGACGATGGACAATAGTGTAAGAATGGAGTATTTGTGGGAGGGCGACCTTATCGATAAAACGAAAGCCGCCGCCAAGGAAACGGGCAAGCTCGCCACTGCGGCGGAGCGTGCCTCTGCGTCCATCACTGAAAAGATACTCCAGCAGAAGGAGGTGGTGAAGCAGGTGGAAACCGACCTAAAGAACCTCCGCAAGCAATACGAGAAGACGGCACCGGGCAAAGCGCAGAATGACATCATGCTCGATATACGCGCCTGTAAAGTGGTGCTGGAAGAAGAAAAGGGCGCACTCATCGCTTTGGAAGCAGAGCACAAAAAGAACGCTGCTTCAGTAAATAAACTGTCAAAGGAATATCGCACCCTTGTTCAAGAAATGGCGCGTATGCGCCTTGCTGGGGAACAGCAAACGGAACAGTATCAGCAAATGGCTAAGCGGGCAGCCGAACTTTACGACACCTTACATGACGTTCGCAATGAAGCCAAGGCACTTGCTTCCGATGATGCCAACTGGGAGGCATTGGCATCAGGGCTTAGCGGTCTTAGCGGTGCAGTTACCGCTGGTACCGGCATTATGTCGCTGTTCGTAGGCGAGAACGAGGAACTCGCCCGCGTTCAGACGCGCCTGCAAGCGGTAATGGCAATAACAATGGGCATTCAGCAAGCGTTCAATGCTTTAAATAAGGATTCCGCTTTCCGTTTAAAATTGGTATCAAAAGCCACTGATATGTGGACGGCTGCCAACACCAGCCTTGCCACATCGCTTGGTATTTCCACAGCTGCGGCAAAGTTGCTGATGGGCACACTGACACTTGGCGTGTCGGTACTCATCGGTGGGCTTATCGCCTTATGGTATAAGTACAGCTCCGAAGCGAAAAAGGCAGCTGCCGTACAGAATGAAACAGCGGAAGCGATAAAGGAAGGTGCACGTGCGGCGGCGGTGCAAAAGGCAAAGCTCGACATATTATATAAGGCTACACAGGATAACACAAAAGCCTTGAAGGACAGAAAGGCTGCCGTTCGGAATCTGCAGGCTGCCTATCCAGCGTACTTTGGGCAGATGAAGACAGAAGCTATCCTTGCTGGACAGGCGGCGACAGCTTACCGCCAGTTGGCAGCTGACATCATGAAGGCAGCCATGGCACGCGCCTACGAAAAGCGCATCGAAAAAATTGCGGAAAAGCAGGCAGATTTGGAGCTGGAAAAGGAAGATACGAAAAAATACTTAAACGCCAATAAAAAGAAATACGACAAAGCGCAGAAAAATAGGAAAGACGAAAAGGACTACACAAAGAAAGCTACTGGTGGTGTTTTTGCTGCAACGCCTGAAAGCGCAGCGGCGCAACAATTTGCCAATGGCGTTTCAGACCCCGTGATAACAACTTACGAGGGGCGAAATAAAAGGTTGAAAGAAATCGCCAAGGAAATGGGCAAGAATGCAAAAGACATCGAAGCCCTGACGGAAAAGGTAGTCGAGTATTCCCCCGAACGAAATAAAGTGGAAAACAAGGGCTACGAAGAGCCGAAAATAAAAAAGGAAAAGAAAAAGAAAGAAAAGAAAGAAGACTTATCAAGCGAGTTAAACGAACTCAATGAGCTTGAAAAAGCAGCACAACGGAAAATAGCCGAAACAAAAGTGGCACTTATGAAGGAGGGCTACGACAAAGAGCGTGCCGCTGCGTTGCTCCAATTTGAGGAAGAAAAGCAGCGCATCAACGAAGAGGAAGCAAAGCGCAAGGAATTGGTGAACAAGTTGCGTAAAGGCGGTGTGGCTGTCAGTGCCGACAAGGAGGCGCAGATAGCTGCTGATGCTGCCAAGCAGCGCATACAGGCTGCACAGATGTACAGCGACAAGTATGCCGCTATCGCCGAAAAGGAAAAGAAAGAATACGACGATAAGGTGAAGGAAGAAAGGAAAAAGGAAGAAGAAGCCTTGGACGCCTTACTGTCGAAGCATCAGGACTACAATGCCCAACGAATGGCTGTTGAGACAACTTATACAAAAGAATTGGCAACGCTGTTGGCACGACGAAACAAGGATAACGCCAATATCATAGATGCCGCATTGGTGCAGCTTGAAAAAGACAAGGAAAAAGCACTGAAGGAAATCAACAACAAGGAACTCGACGAGATGAAGAGCAGTGCGAGCATCTTTGTCGAGATGTTCGAAGACCCAGCGGAAAAAAGCATCAAGCAGATAAACCGGGTGATTGCCAAGCTTGCCGACTTGAAAGCCTATATGGACGCAATGGCAAAAGGTGAGCTTACCGCCGATGGTGCAGCCGTCATCAAGGACAAGAAAGGCAACACCAAGCGTACCATTACGCAAAGCGACATTGCGCAAATGGGCATTACGCCCGAACAGCTGAAGCGGCTCCAGCAATCGCCCGAAGCCTTGAAGGCGTTCATGGAGCAATGGCAGAAGCTGAAAAAAGAAACACTTAAAAAGAACCCTTTTAAGGCACTGGCAGCCGCTGTGAAAGACTTGTTGGACGATAAGAACAAGGGCGACAAAAGCGACAAAGAGAAGAAAATAAAGCGTCTTGCCGAGGCATCGGCAGAAGTTGCTGGCGAAGTAGGCAAGATAGCTGGTGGGCTATCAAAGATGTTTGAAGAGATGGGCAACGACAGCATGGCAGAGGCTATGGGTACGATAGAAGATGTCATGAATGGCGTTTCCAACATCGCCAACGGCTTTGCTAATGGTGGTGTAGTGGGCGGTGTCATGGCAGCGGTAAACGAAGCTGTCGGTCTTATCGGCAAGGCTTTTTCAGCCGGTGCACGACACAGGGCAGCCCTCGATGCTATCATGAAAGAGCGTATCGCCCAGCAGCAGGCGTACAACTTGCTGCTGATGCAGGAAGCCTTGTTGTATGAACGGGGTACGACGGCTTTTGGCACTGACAGATACGGCAAGGCAACGAATGCCATACATGTAATGGCGCAAGCAGCGGAAGAATTTGAAAAGGCGTGGAAGAAAGCCAACGACATAAAGGTGGTAACAGGACACAAGAAAACGGGTCTGTTTGGCTGGGGCAAAGGCAAGGATACCTACAGCAGCCTGCTGTCCGAATACCCGAAGCTGCTCGATGCTAACGGTAAGTTCACACATATCACTTGCCGAAAGCATCTTAAAAACGCGAAAGATGAGCGACGCAAGCAAGGAAGCCCTGCAACACCTTATCGACCTTGCAAAGCAGCAGGAAGAAGCATTCAAGGAAATACGCAACTACCTTACGGACATCTTCGGCGAACTGGGCAATACAATTACCAATGCGCTGGTGGACGCTTTCAGAAGCGGTACAGACGCAGGCAAGGCGATGGTAGAGAGCATCGGGCGTATGCTCGAAAAATTAGGTGCTGATATGGTGTATTCTGCCGTGTTGCAAAAATACTTCCTGAAAGCACAGAAGGAAATGGAAAAGTACGCCACGGACGAGCACCTTAGCGAAGAAGAACGTTTTGCCGCTTACGCCCGCATATTGGACAGGCTCACCGCTGATGTGGCTGCCGACAGTGGCAAGGCTGCATCGCTGCTGGAGTTCTTCAAGAAAAAGGCAAAGGAGTATGGTATCGACATCTTCGGTGGTGCGGCACAGCAAGGACGCGCTGGCAGCCTTGAGACAATGACACAGGCACAGGGCACGAAGCTGGAGGGCTTGATGACGTCGGCACAGATACACCTTGCGTCGATGGACATAAAGCTCGAAGATGCGGTAAAGCAGATGCAGGCATCTACACGCCACTTGGAAAGGATAGAGCGTTACACGAAGCATTGTGAACGCTTGGAGGACATTGCCGACGATATAAAGGTGTTGGCACGTGATGGTATAAAAGTAAAGTAAAATGAATATACTCAAAAATCAAGTGTTGTTGAACGGCAAGGATATTTGGACGGAGTACCACGTGTTTTTGCGGGAAGAAAAGGCGGGCGAGCAGAAGAATCTCGAAGCCCTGCTGACACCAGCCAAGATGAAGGCGCACGTGGCAGTGTCTTTCCGTGAGGAGGACGGCGAGAAGTATTCCGACCGTCTGTTGCCAAGGAGTGAAGCCCGCGACATAAAGCTGCACTTCGCCATCATGGCAGACAGCAAGGGGCAATTCTTACAGCGTTACCGTCGCTTTGTTCAGGCATTGAAGACAGGCAATGACGGGTGGCTTGTATGGACGTTCCCCACATTGGGGTTTGAGATGCGCACCTTTCTTACGGAATTTACGCCCTTTGATGCCCTTACCAACCTTTGGGTGGAAGAAGCGCACTGTGGAGCATTGCACGCAGTATTCCGTGAGCCGAAGCCCAGCTTTTAACACCCATTTAAACACCCTTTAAATAGCGTTCGAAGATGATAGAAATTTTCACGAAAGATGACACAGTACGCTGCATAGCCGATAGTGCAAATGGAAGGCAAGATAAGCAGCTGCAAGGCGATAACACCTTATCGCTGACGTTCACGCTGTACGAATACGTGCAGCTTGATGTGAACGACTACGTGGAATTCTACGGTGAACGCTATTGGCTGATGGAGCGTTTCAAACCCCGTATGAAGAGTACGAAGGAATGGGAGTACAACCTGTCGCTGTATGGCATTGAAAGCCTTGTAAAACGATTTTTGGTTATCAACTACACCGACGGCGAAAATACCCCTATCTTTACGCTTACCGCCCCTGCTGCGGAGCACGCAAAGATAATACTGACGTCGATAAACAACGCCATCGGCAAGCAGCTGTTTAAGTTAGGTGAGGTGAAACAGACGGAGAACCTCGTTATTGACTACAAAGGTACTTACTGCAATGACGCTTTGGATATGCTCGCCAAGGCGGCGAAAACGGAATTTTGGTTTGAGAACGGCACAACACTCAACATATCAAAGGCACAATACGGCGAGCCTTTGACACTGGGCTATCAAAAAGGACTTGTTTCCTTGTCGCGCGAAAAAGCCGACAACGTAAAATTCTATTCGCGCCTTTTTCCGATAGGCAGCACAAAGAATATCGACCGCGATAAATACGGGCATACGCGTCTGCAATTGCCGGGTGGGCAGAAGTACGTCGATAAGGACGTGGATAAGTACGGTGTGGTGCATCATTTTGAAGAAGCTGCCTTTGCCAACATCTACCCACGCCGCATCGGTACGGTATCGGCGGTGCGTTCACAGGAGCGTACAGGCAAAGACAACAAGCCGTTCACTATTTATTACTTCAAGGACAAAGATTTGAACTTCAACCCCAATCAGTATAAGATAGGCGGGTATGTGATGCGTGTTGCCTTTCAGGAGGGTAGCGAGCTTGCCGGACAGGGTACAAGCGAAGAACATTACTTTGAAGTGAACTACGACGATACGGCAAAGGAATTTGAAATTATCACCATCTTTCCCAACGACACGATGCAAGTGCCGGGTGGTGTTCTTGTGCCGAAGATAGGCGACAAATACATATTGTCGCATCTTCGCATGCCCGATGAATATTACCCATTGGCGGAAAAGGAGTTCTTGGAAGCGGTAAAGAAATTCAACGAAGAGAATTTTATCGACAACTCGGTATATAAAGCTGACACCGACCACGTATGGGTGGAGCAGCAGCACGCCGACCTTTTCCTTGGCAGGCGCATACGGCTTGAAAGCGCAGAATATTTTGCCCCCGTTGGCTATCGTATGAGCCGTATTACCCGCCTTTCACGGCAGGTAGACCTGCCGTCGCTTGTAAGCATCGAAATAAGCGATGCTGTGGCAAAAGGCAAGATAGCGGCAATGGAAGGCAGCATCAACGACGTAAAACACTATATAGGCGAGGTCGTAAATGAGATACCCGATATTATCGCCAGTGGCGATGATACACTGCCGGGAGAGCACAACGTATTTTCTGCCAAGCGGGCACTGAAGGAATTTTTAAACAAGAATTACCCCGACACGGCACAGGAAATAATCACCTTCTTAAAGGGTGTTGCTTTTAAAAATGGTGCTGCCATCGACGGCACGGGTAACGCCATATTGAAAGCTATCCAAACGCTCGGTTTTGAAAAGACAATCAACGGCTTTGGCGTGTGGCTCGATGAGAACGGGCGTGCCCATGGGCAAATAGATTATTTGGAGGTGATTGGCAAGGCTATCTTCCGTAGCCTTCAGATAGACGAGTACAAGCATATCGGCGGCAACATCGTTCTGTCAGGTGCGAATGCCATAATAGAAAAGGTTGTGCCTGTAACGGGTGGCTGGAAGTGCTACCTCTACACGGACGATGGCGACAAGGCTATCACCAATGATTGGGAGGCTGGCGACCAAGCCCTTTGTCAAACATTCAATATTAAGGCAGGCGTCTATGAGAACGTCAGCAATGCGTATTACTGGCGTTGCGTGTCGGAAGTAGGGCAGAAGACAGCAAGCGAAGACGCGTATATCATTATCACTGCAGACGACAACTACCGAGATAAAAGCGTTCAAAACGATATTCCGAAGGCTGGCGACAACGTCGTGCTATGCGGGCACAACACGTTGTGGGACATTGCCCACGGCGTAGAACCGACATTACACCGCCACCGCATGAATGTTACGATGATTACCACCTCAAAGGAGGAGGGGGGCACAATAGAGGTGTACAGGAATATTCACGACTTTTCGCTGAATAAAGGTAACGCCATATTCCATCTGTCGAGCGATAAAATTTACATGAATAGCCGCCATTTCGAGTGGGTAAGTTCCGATGGTGAGCGTATTCCAAACGTGCTGTATCGTGGCGACTGGGTACCGGGCACGGTGGCAACTAAATATGAAGCGTGGTATTATGCAGGAGGCACGTGGCTTTCGCTCGTCGATAACAATGCCGACGAACCAACGGGGCTATCGTCAAAATGGAAGCAGTATGCTGCCAAGGGGAAAGATGGCGGCACCGGGCTACGTGTCGAGGGCTTTGCATCAGCAGGCAGCGCAGCCTATACAGAGGGACAGACAAGCTGGAAAGCCAGCTTTGAAGTCCATGTATGGGAAAATGACGTGGAAATAACAAGCAAGCTGCCTTCTACGCGCTTTGTATGGGAGCGCGTAAGCGAATACGAAGCAGGCGATGCTGCGTGGAAAGACAGACACAGTAACGATGGCAACAGAATTAACGTAACGTATGACGACTTGATGGGTGATACATCTTTCGTATGTAAATTCCTTAATTCGTCAGGCAAGAAAGTATTAACAAGTATAACATTTTAAAGATAAAGAACAATGGCAGACGTATTAGCACAAAAAACATTTACAGTAAAGAAATTGGTGAATGGTAAGACACTTACCTTCGTCCTCAAGACAGATAAGGCTCTCACGCAAATATTTTCACGTGATAGCAAAACATTTGCGCCTGACTATGCAGCATCGGCACTTACCTTGACCCCAATGCTGTTGGTAAGCGGGAAGAACGGAGACCAAACAGCGTACCTTAGCAATTTGAATTGGCGTGTGCTCAAGCAAGATGGCTCTGCAGCTACACAGGCATTGACGGCAGGCACCGGGCTTGCTAAGAAATTAGCAGCCAACCTAACCGACTGCACAGGCTTGAAGATAACTTGCGAGGCTACCTACACCGACCCTGTTTCAAGGGCAGCAGCGCAAGTGGTAGCGTCGGTAGAAATAACGAAGGTGGAGAATGCCGGCGCAAATATCCTTGCAAGTCTTTATATGCCCGATGGCGACACCTTCGACAATGCCGGTAAGGCTTTGAAGATACATTGCGACTTGATGCGTGGCGGTGATATTGACACCTCTAACGTTACTTACACTTGGTTTCAATTGCGCAACGGTGTGTGGACAAAGCTCGAAACCGCCAATGCTAACGGCATCAGCGGAATAAATACCAACGAAATAACAGTACCAGCCTCGGCAGTCGTAAATGTCGGGATATTCAAATGTGTCATAAAAGATACCGATACCGCAAGCGCAACGGCAAACAAGGAGGTATTTGCCATTGGCACGCTTTACGACGGTTCAGACCCTTATGAGATTGATGTTTTTCAACCCAACGGCGATAACGTTGCCGAAGGTGGCAGCTTGCTGCACTGGTTCAAGATACGTCAGGGTGCTACCTATATCACCGACGCCGTGATATTGGGAGCGCACAATATGCGGGTGTGGCGATTTGCAGCAAACAACGCCATCGATACGACATGGGGCACAAGCGGCTACAAAGCGTGCACGAAAGACGCGCCGAATGCCCGCTACTCACTTGATATAGCCTACTCTGACTTATTAAGCGCAAGCCAAGCATTTTGTGTAGAGTTGTATTAAAAATGTAAGGGCGTTAGAATTACGCCCTTACCCCCCTCTTTAATAAATAAAAGTAGTAGTAATAATGGCAGAAATAATAGCACAACGCACATTTACTGTTCGCCGAGCACCAAAAGATGGGAAGCCCGGAGACCCCGGCGATAAAGGGGAAGATGCACTCACCCTTGTAGTTACGCCAAACACCTTTGTCTTTCAGACGAATGACAAGGGCAACATTGAAAATTTGGCGCAAAATAAGGGTAAAATACGAATGTTTCTTGGGCAAACGGAAGTTGTGCCCAGCAGCATAAGTATTACTCCATATAATTGCTACGCAAGAATAGTAGCCGACAATATACTATACTTTGACGGTATTAGTCCTAACCAATGGAGCGGAAAGGTGGAGGTTACTGCCACCTACAAAGAACAGACACGCACTGCCATTGTTGAATTCATGGTGAGTGCTCAGAAGTGGAATGAAGCCAAATTCCTTGCAAATGAGCAGCAATTTCAAAGCATCATTGCACAGAATAAGGCAGACAAGCAAGGGCTTGAGAGGCGAATGTCTACCATAGAGCAAGATGCAGAGAAAATTCGTTTGGAGGTCAATAAGCAGACATTCAGCGGCGTGAATATACTCAAGGGTGCGAGCCTGCGTCCTTTGAACTTATTGTTACTACAAAGAGCTCAATATGTTACTATTGGGAATTATGCAAGCACCGCACATCTTGATAACCCCTACATTTCCATTGTGCGCCACGGTGCTCCACAGAATGAATGGAACGGTTGTAAATTTCCTGTGATAAAAGCAATGTGTGCCCGCACTTACACTCTGTCTATGTTTACACGCATATATGGCAGCGACCAGCCTTATATTGAAATCAAGAGAAGCCGTTCAAAGGATATGACAGCCCCGAAGACGAGTTATCCAAATATACCATCGACATGGGGGCAATGGAAGCAATACACTTACACTTTTGATATGGAGGAGGGTTATAATTACCTACAAATATTCATAGGTCTAACACGTAATGGCGAAGCCTTTCTGTCTGAAATACAGTTAGAGGAGGGCACAAAAGCTACAGCATGGAAAGACCCAGATGTTGTGGACAGCGTTGAGCGTACCGGTATCGACCTTACCAATGGCACGGTATCTGTCGAAGCTGCCAACTTTGAAATAAAGCATAATGGTGAAAAACCTTTTGTTGTGAGCAAGGGGAAAGCCCTGCTGGGCGGTTGGGTGTTTGATAAAGGAAAACTGTTTTCTCAATGCGGGGACATAAATGGAAATCCAAGCACGGATTACGGCAATGCAAATTTCAATCCAGACATAGTTCTTGATCCTGTCAATGGGTATATGTCAGGCGTTGGCTCTTTCAGAAAGAAAATGCTGGTAGTAACCCAACAGAATATTGCCAAATACGCAGTAATTAATTCCGATGGAGATTACGAATTTATGGCAGGAAAAATAAGTGCCATAGCTCTGTTTAAAGGTTCTTTTAATCGTACCATATATATAACCTTACCCGGTGTGGCTGGGACTGCCAACTTTGAGATAGCCCGAACATTGATAGGAGAAACAATAGCTATCTATAATCAAACGACCAGCTATATTCTTATATGGGGAAGTGGTACGTCTATTGAGCTTTATCCAAATCATTTTGCTGCACTCGAAGTGAAATTGTCGGTTAATCCTCGTACAGGGAAAGAAAGCTATTATAATGTCTCGTGGATAAAAGGAGAAATGTTAGTATAATATAAAAAAAAGAATTATGGAATTTAAAGTAATGCAAAAGCGAATTGAAGCAGATATGAACGGTATAGTCATTATAAATGGCTTTGTTCATGTAGTTACCTACAAGGCTGATATCAGCGACCCGAAGAATGCCAAGGTGTTGCTCTTTCACGACCATGTTGCCAAATGTACCCATGATGACGTTGCCGATGAAAGTTGCGCAGCAGATTATGGGCATAATGGCTCAACATTTACAGATGGGCATTGGAATTCTATTCCGGACATCGAGGAGCAAACTGCCGCATACAAAGGGGTACGTGATATCTATTTCGCCATTGAAAGAGGCGAATTGGTATTAGAGTAAACCTCGTGGGGGAATAAAAAGCCCCCAGCCGATTAATAAATCATCTCACCGACATATTAATAAAACGCTCAAAGCGCACGACTCGGGGGCTATGTCCTCATTCGCGCTTTGAGCTTTTTGTTTTATGTGTGGGTGAGATGTTTTGCAAAGATACAAATAAATTCGGATAACAAAGAAAAAATAGAAAGATATGGTAGGAAAACAATTCAATTCTGCGCCACTCCCATTTCAAGGGCAAAAGCGCAAGTTCGCAAAAGAGTTCGCAAAGGTATTACAGCAATACCCTGATGACACCGTGTTTGTCGATTTATTCGGTGGTAGTGGCTTACTGTCGCATATAACCAAGCGTCAAAAGCCAAATGCCACCGTCGTGTACAATGACTTCGACAACTACCGCCAGCGGTTGGCACATATCTCGCAAACAAATGAACTGTTGGCGGCAATTCGTGAAATACTAAAAGATGTGCCACGTAGCAAGATGGTTCGGGGTGAATTAAGACAGGCAGTGATAGATACTATCAAAAGGCACGAAAAGCGTTACGGGTATGTAGACTACATCACATTATCGTCGTCAATAATGTTTTCAATGAAGTATTGCACAAATATCGACGACCTTGAGAAGCAAGGTGTTTACAACCGAGTGCGTAGGGGAGATTTTGCGACATGTGATGGCTATTTAGATGGCTTAACCGTTGTGTCGGCTGATTACAAGCAATTGGTTGAGCAATACAAAGATGTGCCTAATGTCGTGTTTATAATTGACCCACCTTATTTGAGTACCGATACGGCATCATACAACATGAATTGGCAGTTAAGCGATTATTTAGACGTGCTTCTTGTTCTTTTTAATCATTCGTTTATTTATTTCACTTCTAACAAGTCTTCTATCATTGAGTTGTGCGAATGGATAGCTCGCAATAGTGGAATGAACAACCCATTTGAAAGATGCAACAAGGTTGAGATAAACACGTCGATGAGCTACAACTCCGCTTATATGGATATAATGCTGTATACTACACTTTAAAAGGTGTTCTTTCAGTGTTTAAATACTCTTTAAATACCCTACCATTTTCTTGAAGTCAGGAATATGGTAGGGTGCTAACGTTGTATTTTAGGTGTGTGTGCGTGCCACATTTATTCCATTTCGTTTTTGTGTATAAGAATATTATATATTTCATTTCGTTTTTGAAGACGACTTTGTTTCGTTTTGCCGATTATACGGTTTCTCTAATACGCTTCTATTGTACCGCAAAAACGTTTGGATACAAAGCCCTAAAAAAGCCTATGCTTGCTCACGCATACATAGGCCTTGCCACTTAACTAAATAACTCAAAAAATTACTTGACTCAATTCTTGTTAGTGCGCCTTCATCACGAGGACATACTAACTTACATTTGTTTGACTATTAACTTACTAATAACTATTTTGTCTGTTTGTAATCAAGACTTATTTATAAGTGTTGCAAAGGTATATATAAAAAAACAAAAAACAAACTATTTACGGCGTTTTTTTCTTGGAATTATGGATTTTTATAGCTATAGAAACACTTTAACATATACTTTTGGCTTTTATTTCCATTAATAACAGGCAACTTTGTTATTATTTTCCTCAACCTACTAACAATGTGTCTATTTTTTCTTAATACCGTTTTGGTTGAATTGTTATTACAAAATTGCTGTTACATACAATGTTCATTGGTAAACGGCTTTGTTGCAAAGGAGGGATTAGCTTGT